TCCTCTGGAACATCGATTATATCATCTTCTTTTTCAGTATTTCCTTTAAGTTTAAAATAACCTTCTTTTCCTTCATAAGGAATTACTTCAAAAGTATCACCGTATTCTGCAAGATTGTCATGTCGTGAACCTCTACAACTTACTGTAAATGTCTTAGTAAGTCTATTTCCAGCTTTTTCATCTACACATAATACTGGAGTTGTATTCCTTCCTTTCTTTTCAAACTTAATATCAATTTTCATTTCTGGCTCAAAACCAGTAAGTTCTATTGCCTTAGTATTAAACTGATATTTTCCTTCAAGAAGATGAATCATAGGAATTGGTTCATCATCTGTTTTAGCTTTACGAGTTCTAGTTGTAGTAGCTTTCTTAGTTGCTTCTTTAAAATCTCCAAAAGTTGCTTCCTTTGTAAAAAGTTCTCCTGTCTCAGTATCAACAAGAGTTAAAACGATTTTAGATGATTGAATTTCTAACATTATTCTCCTTCATTATATTCTTTAATTACTTCAAGTATCTGATTTAAATCATTGTCTATTTCCAAATCTTCAAACATATCCATAGGAGTTTTAGCAAGACATTTACCATCATTATTGGTAATTAACTTATATTGCATCTTACCATCATCTCCTTCTTCTACTTTAGTACAGAAAATATAAGTAAACAATCCTTCAAGAGTTACTTTCTCAGCAAGAAGTTTTCCTACTGTTTTAATAACATATTTTGGATCTATATCAGTACCAACATTTTCTGAATGAGTTAAGAAACACATTGTACAATCTTCTCTCATCTGTTCTGAATATCTAAGAATTTCCATAAGATGCTGTGCAAGTTCAGAAAATTTAGTATATCCAACTTCAGTTGCTCTATCAACAAATTCATACGATAGTATATACTGCATGTCGTCTAGAACAACAGTTTTAATATGAGGCATTAGTTTATTAATAATTTTCAATATTTTTAGGATAGCTTCCCAATTAGAACTAATATAATAGTTACCTGTAATAGATTTAGTTTTTCCTTTTTCGTCTTTTTCAATTACTAAGGGAACATATTTCTTTCTCCAAGCTTTAAAAGGCAAAGGTTTTCCCGTGGTACTAATAATAAAAGTAGTTTTGGGATCCATATTTCTTAAACTAGTACTTTTCCCAGTACCTGATTCTCCATAAATACATAGAGTTTCACAAGCCATATATTTAAATAATTAATTTAAATTGTTGTTTTTGAGTATTATCTTCTTTTATTTCTTCATCTTCATCATTTTTTAATAAATAATCTGGTGTTGTATATTTATCATAGTCATAAATTTCGTTAGGATAGGGAATTTCTCCAAACATATTTATATTTCCATAGAAAGAACAAGCAAATTCTTTATCTACTTCTCCATATCTATGTTTTAGGGTTGTAATAGTTCTAAAATTTCCACCTAATTTCTTTATGTCATATCCTTTATAAGTATTAAGCCTATCCTTATTTGGATTATATGCAGCAATTACAATATCACAATCTTGTGAGGGGTTTGCACTATCTTTTAGATCTCCTAGAACAAAGTTTGTCATACCTTGTTGTCTACGATCCATTGAACCTTGAGTTCTATTAGTCTGTTGTAATGCTACAATATAAGGTCCATAATTACGAACTGTTTTAAGATAATTAGAAGCTAAATCTATTTCTTCTTTAATGGAATGTCCATTAGCTTGATAAAGTAGAGATACATGATCTATGCCTATAACATAAATCATTTCTGGATCATTCCATATAAAAACTTTTCTATTTTCAGATTCTTCAAAATGTCCATATTTTTCTAAATCTTCTAATATTCTTTTATAAAGACCTCCAGCACTTACGTTCTTATCATAAATAGTCCAAACTTTTTCTACTTTTTCATACCAATTTAAAGCTTCTTGAACATATTCATAATTTTTTCCAGAAAGAATATATCCCTTTTTACTAGAGAATATTTCATCAGAAGAGAGTTGTATATGATAAGTATCGAATATATACATTGATAACATTCTTCCTACAACTTGTTCAGCTGACATATCCATAGAAAAGAAATATCCTCTATATCTTCCATCTTCTAAATGATTTTTTAAAGGAGAATAGACATAAGAGTATAAATATAGAGCAGTTTTACCTCCTCCTGGATTAGATGTCAAAACAAGATATCTACTGTGAACAATACCGCCAGTAACTAAATCTAATTTGTCTAATCCAGTAGTAAAACCTTGATTTTTTCCTTCGATTCCTAACTGAATTTGATTTTTTACAGATTCAGTTATTGTCATAATATAAATTAATAATTATCATTAACTTTTAATAAATATTCCCAGCCCATTTCACAGTTATAATTTCCTAGGTCAAAAATAAACCCATTTCTAAAATAGTTATTTTCAGAATCTATTACTACTATGTAACCATCTCCACACTCTAATTTCCAGTCTGTTAATTTATTAATTAATTCAGTTATCGTCATCTGGTTTTACTAATTCATATTCATATCCAGTTTCATTACACCAATCTTCTGCTGATTCATTAGTATCAAAGTACATAATAATGTCTCCTTGACATACTCTTTCAATTAAATCTTCAGTTAATAGATTATCATAAAATCCACTTTCTGACTTTTTATCCTCATATCCAGTTACATCATAGCCGTAAGCATGGTCACCTAATGTTAAATAAACTCTAATCATAATTCTTCAACTAAATCAATATGAGCTATATTCCAATGTTCATCTTGAATATTTTGAGCAGCTTCTTGTTCAGAATTAGCATAGCACCATTCTTTGTCATAATCACCACTTTTAGTAGTAAACCTTACTAAATACTTTTTCATATTTCTAATATTGAATTAATAGTATCCAAATTAAATCTTTGCTGATATGCTTTATA